TTGTTAATACCGCCTGTAATACATTATTTAAATCCGTCCTGACGTTAGCTCCAGTGGAGTTATCTATTACATAATCATGTGTAGCCATTACTTAACTCACTTTTTCTTTTAAGTATATCTTAATTCAATACTAACTACCACGCCCAAATCCAGTAGCAGCATATTTGAAATTTCTATTAACAAAACTAGAGCCATTCTTTATATCAATACTAAAACCACTGCCAGTAATACTGGACAAAGCAAAGAAATCTCCTGATTCAGCATTTTCTATCGTAATTCCAATATTAGGAAGATAGGCAGAAGTAGATCCACCAAGTTCTGATGTTCCTGTAAAGAAAGCGTGTTGGAACGTAACGGCTTTACTTGACGTTCCAGATGCAATGACAGTATTAACAGTTTCAGTTCTACTGTTAAGTTCTGCTGTATAACCTAACTGATCTATTTCGATAGATTGTGCAGGGTCATCTGAATCCATTTCACATCTAAATTTAAATCCTCTTCCAATAAACGTACCATTGGCAAGTGTATTAAAGTCAGAGAACTCAGCACTATAAGTACAGTTTCCACTTGTTGTCTGACTAGAAGCAGCAGTTAAAGTAAAAGTACTGGTACTGGGAACTGATTGTATTTTGTAATGACCATCAACACCATTTCCAGAAGTAAAGTCAACAGTTACAAAGTTATTAACTGTATATCCATGAGAAGATTTAGTGATCGTGATAGTTGTTCCTGACTGTGCATAACCATCAGCCGTTACTGATGTATCTGGATCGCTGTCAGTTGTTGCCACTAATAGTTTTGCGTTTACATCAAAAGCAGTAGCACCATCAAAATCAGACCAAGTATCTACATTTGCTGTTCTTTTATCAATGAGATCATTAGGATAAAAACCTTGTGTAACAAAATGCCTTGTAAGTCTTAAAGGTTGTTTACCTCCTAAATCTAAAGTAGAAGCAAAGTCATAATGACCACCAGTAATATCAACAGCACCTAAGAAATCAAAGTCTGCAATTGCATCAAAATCACTAACACTATCTATTGTTTCTAACGATCCAAGGACAAGACCATTTACATCTTCACTAAAGAAACAATCAACTTTATTTCCAGCAAAAGGTGTTGCGTCAGTATCTTCTCTATCTGCTAATACAAGTAATTTAGGTACAGGATCAGGAGTGGTAACAATAATGGATGTCTCTCCAGAACTTAATCTGCCACCATCATCTCTAAATTTAAGAATATATTCTCCATCTACTGCTGGTACTAATGTCTCAGATACGTTTCCTGGTAGAGCAGGGATAATATCAACAGAATTAGTAAATGTACCCGTTCCATCTGTTAGGTTACTATGCCGAACAACTACGTTTCCACCATGTGTAACATCAATATCTGTTGCTTTATCAAAACGTAATCGTACAAATTGATCTGATACTGGTTCGACTAATAATCCTGTTACATCCTGTGGTAATGCAGTTTTACCTTCAGCTTCAAACGTAATATTTGTAGAACTTGCTGATAATTGATCTAAAACATTATATGAAAATACTTGGATCGTATAAGTTCCTTTTCTACTGTTCATTATTTCAAAATCAGGTCTTGATACCTTTTCACTTACAAAGTTTTCATCTCCAAATCTGTAGTTAACCTGATACTGCACAACACCGACAATAGGAGCCCAACTAATAACAATCTTTGATACAGCCTGATTGTTAATAGGAAATATTCTTTCAACAGCATTTACAGCAGTAGGAGGAGCAGAAAGATCATTTAATTTTGATACAGTTCTAGCTGGTAATGCTTCGCCATCTTCAATAAAGGCATACTTACCTTCGACATAAGATAAAGCTGTAATTGAATAATTTATTCCATCTTGTTCTTCTACTGTTATTACTCTGAATAATTGAGACTTTATAGTTACGTTTGATATTAAAAAGTTTGCATTTACATTAGGAGTCTGAGAAAAAGCGGAACTTACAGTTATAACACCATTTGATACAGATGAGATTGTCCTACTTTCAAACGATCCATCGGGTAAGATTACAGCTAAAGTTGCATCTCCAACAGGATTACCACTGGCATCTACAGCAAAATCTGTTGCAGCAGTATCATCAGCAGTAACAACAGTAGTTGAAGCAACAGCAGATAATCTTCCACCTCTTCTTACTCCTGCTCTTACTGGATCTTGTATTTCAATAACAGCACCAGGTCTTACAACCGCACCAGAATCAATAGAAGTTGCAAAAGCAACAACTTCACTTTCATTTTGCTCTGCAAATAATATTGCTTTTCCTAATCTTCTAGCCTGTCCTCTTGAAGTACAAGCAAATGCTTTTATCTGTTTTACAACAGTTCCTATCTTAGATATTGCAGTTGCATCTTCTACTACTTCAAAGTCAACTTCCTGACTATCCATGTTGTAGTAAGAAACAGAAATAACACTATGTCTTGTTTTTAAGCTGCTACCAGAATATGAAAAACCTTCTGAAGTAACATTTGATAAACTAAATAGATAACTAGGATCTACAGGTTTATCTTGTGTAATTGTTATAGAACCAGCCGACCATATCGGCATACATCTCATTACACCTGATAGATCATTTATTAAATCAAATGCTTCTTTTGGACTCTGAATATTTACATTACAACTAAATCTAGGTTCTGTACCTCCAGCACCATCATCAACAAGAGTATTAGCAAACTTACTGGCATTAACAAAGGAAAATAAATCAAGAGAACTATCTGTTATATGTGCACCAAATCCATATCTGTCATTAGTTAACAGATCAAGTAACACCATTGCAGGGCATGAAGTCCATACCGCAGCACCCATTACTCCATTGAAAATATAGCCAGAAGGATAAACAATACGACCTGTTGTACTATCAATACTTGGAGTACCAGAACTGGAAGCACCTGCTCCAGGAATCCTTACTTTTATACCTCTAATCCTAAATTTACGAGCAGGAATAGAACTAAATTGCATCGAATCTAGTCTTATCGAACTATATGCACTGTTTAGATATGTAGAAGCATCATCAATAATTTCTCCTAAACTTGTCCACTGAAAACTGTCTCTTAGGTTGGTATCAGTACTATCTGCTGTAACTCTGCTAACTCTTATATCAACAGGAAACGATCCAGTGATATTTACACGATAATCTTTTTGGTACGCATCTCCACTTCTACCTCTGATAGTGTCAGTAATAACATCAGTAAAACCACCAGAATTATATTGAACAGCTACTTTAAGCTGGACAGAAGAACCTAATAAATCTCCAGCATCAGTAGCTTTTTGTAGTTGAGGAAATGTTATTGATACTTTTACAGCATCAACATTGGTATTTGTTACCTGACGAGTGACGGGAGTACTGTTCGTAACTTCTACACCAACACTTGTTGTTGATACGCTACTTTCAATTCCAGCAATCTTAGTCTGACTACCAGTACCAAAACGAGGATTAAAGGTTACACTCTGATAATTAAAATCAGTTGTATCAGGACTTGCTGAATCTGCTGTTGATCTTAATACTGGAGTGTCATTAAGAAAAACATCTTTTAAAGCAGCATTATTATATGCAGTTGTACCTTTTGTTCTTCCTTCCTTAGATGCTGTTGCAAAGCCTTCTATTTCTCCCTCTGAAACAAGATCAAGGAAAGTTGCATATTGTCTACTGTGTAAAGTATCAGGTTCTCTGGTCGGTTGAGGTGGAGAAGGAGGTGGATCATCACCTTTTGCACCTCTAATAAGATGTTTCTTTTCAATCATGCCTGTACCTGTTCTGTGTCAATACCACCACTTATTACAACACTACCAGTAAATATCTCTCCGTAAACTAAAGGAACAGGAGTTCCTGCTCTTCCTGTTTGCTGAGTTCCACCAAAGCTAAATGATAATCTGGGATCTTCTTCTGATTCAAAACTTTGAGGTTTAGGTAAAGGAAATAATAGCTCAGAAACACCAGATAATACTAAAGAAGCTCCTACATAAACCATACTTTTAGCTAAAAATCCCCCAGTAAGTCCAGTTGTCATATTAAATCCTGTTATTGGGCCACCTAAACTAGCTGGAACAAAAAAAGCTAATCCTATTAATGCAGCACCTAATAATATTTTTCCAAAACCTCTACCAGCACCAGTAATAACAGGAACAAAATGTATATCTTCTTTACCGATAGGATGAGATAGTTCTGATTCATCTACTGCATAATTACCAACTTTGACCTGATAATGTTTAGGACTCATATATTTTTCTATTCCTTCAAAATTATTTATTAAAAAACTAACAGCATGACTTAATGTATCTGCTTTTACTTCAAATTCTTTATGCCCAACAAACTCTGCAAGTTCTCCATATAATTTTATTTTACGAAGCATAACGATACCTTTTACCAGTACATTTTAATAACCACGGAGAATATGGTTCTCTACAAGATAGTCTATCGGTTAAATGATGTAATACTTCATCTCCAAGAAAAATAGCTACATGATTTAAAGTTGAATCTAAAATACTCATC